CAACACGACCATTTGACTTTGCTTGCTAAAGGCAAATTAAAAGTAACCATTGATGGCAATGTAACAGAATTTAATGCACCTCATATGATTTATATCAATAAAGATAAAGTGCATGAACTTGAAGCATTATCTGACAATACAGTTGCTTATTGCATTCATGCATTAAGAGACAATGAAACTGGTGATATATTGGATCCTGCTATGGTACCAAAAGGATCCATTGCTCAAGCATTACAAGCATCGGAACCTTTAACTGTTCGTGAGAGTTAAACAGCGATTAATTAAATCTTGGTCATACGCTAATCAGGTAGCTCCAGCGACAACAGGATTTATTAACAATCCTGTTAGTCTTGGTAGAAGATTTGCGGCACAAGATTCACATCCGCTGTGGTCAAAAGCATTTTCAGAATTTGGCCTTACTCCTGTTTCTGTAGAACCAGTATATAAATGTTTCACTGGTAACCATTTTATTGATGGTACTTTTACTCACAAGCATATTGATAGAGCACCTGAAGGACTAGTCCACACCAGATGTAATTTAATGATTAAGAAACCACCAATCGGTGGTGATCCAATTCTTGATGATGAAGTTATGCATGTTGAAGAAGGTGATTTATGGTTATGTTTGGCTAGTATGGAGTATCATGCAAGCACGCCGATACAAGGCGGTGAAAGAATTATATTTTCATTCGGTGGTCTTGTGCCAAAAGAACAAATCAATAATCTATTATGCATTACACAAAACGATTCAAACTAAACAAATATAAGTTAGTGCTTGCATACAGCATCAAATGGAAATCATTTCCAGGCGATGATGGTAGATATTATGAGAGTGAAGAAGTTAAGTATATTAAATTTGAATTGGTGAATAGAATGATAAGCCGTGATGATTCTGAAAGCAACTACCGAGGCTTTACATTACTTGGCATCCATGTTGGTATTGGTCATATGAGCCAAACAGAACAGATTATTTAATTACCTTGACAATCACACCGGGCTATGGTATAATGTTACTATAGCCCTTTTTTATTGGAGAAATAAAATTTTTATATTTGATGTTGAAACTCTCGGTAAAGATTCCGATGCCGTGATATTATCCATGGCCGCAATCTATTTTGATCCAGATAAAGAGCCGAGCCATACTCAATTAAGAGAGTCCGCATTCTTTTGTAAGTTTGATGTAAAGCAACAAATCAAAGACTTCAATCGGAAAGTGGACAGAGGTACCGTTGAATGGTGGTCCAAACAATGTGAGAATGCACGGAACAAATCATTTAAGCCACATCCAAATGATGTGCCATTTGAGATTGGTTACAGTGCAATGAGCCAATGGGTCAAATCAAAGAATGATAATAATTGTTGGGTATGGGCTAGAGGCAATTTGGATCAGATGGTACTGAGCCACATTGAGGATCAAATGAACCTTGAGAATATCTGGTCATATGCTAGATGGCGTGATGTACGAACTGCAATTGATTTTCTATATGGCACCAAGAATGGATATGTGGATGTGGACACACCAGCCTGGGTAGAAGCATTTGATTCAAAGCTACATATTACAAAGCACAATCCAATTGATGATTGTATATTTGATGCCATGCAATTAATGTACGGAAAGAAAAGCTAATGAAGTATATAGGAATGATAATCAAATATATCTTTATCATATTCTATGCATTTGTAGCCCTTATGTTTGCTATTCTATTTTCTGGCATGGTATACGGTGGCTATAAAGAACTAATGAAACTATTATGAACACGAAATATTATATTATTGCAGGCAATCACCGGGAAGGAACACAATTCATAAAAAACAAATGTCATACAATGGTGCGGTCTGGTTGGACTTCAATGTCTCTATCCAATTTTGTTTATGTAGCATCACCTGAGATATTAAGAGGGCAAGATAATCCAACAGGATGGTTCTATGGTTCATGGCGTGAAAGGGATGATATCGGTATGATTTTGATGATGCTAATATTGAATAAGAGTAAAATACAACAACATTATACACCAGAATTTAGAGATGTATTAAAAGAATTTGGATTCAAGCTATGAAAATAACACCAGTACAAAAGAGAATAGATCAACAACGGATTCGGCACCAACAGGACAAGATCCACCGTGAGCACCTAGAATATGTCAGAAAAGAAAATCAAAAGAGAACCGAACATCCAAACAAAGGCAAAAGGATAGATGAATATGTATAATAATGATGTTGAAGAATACACCAAAGAATTGGAGCAGGAAATACTCCGCCTGAAGGCTATTATAGAAAAACTCAGCAATACCGAGGAGTTAAATCCACAAGCGGTGTTTGCATTTCCTAGCCCACCAAGGATTGATAGATGAAAAAGTGGACAGAAAAAGAATATTCCCAATGGGTATATTATGATGATATTGATGGTAAAATCATCGGTGCATCCTACAAGGTTGGCAATATGAATAGCATATGGGGCGCCAAGATTTATAAAGATGTTGAGTATGTCCTGGGTACCTTTATTGATTCAGATTATGCGAGGAGAGCGGTAGAAACCTATTGGGATATTGAGAGTAGGACATTATTAAATGAATAAAATCATTCTAAACGCAAATGATATCACAGAGATATCCAAAGTAATTGAAGAATATAAGGTAGACTATTTCACCTTAACACGTAACAATGTAAGTGCTATTGGATATTCTATTGATTTGGAGTATAATACCGAAATCAAGGGTAGGATGTGTACAGTTATAGTACCAGTCGTAGGGATAGAAGAATGGTAAGACCTATCACAGTATTAATAATTGCACTGTATAATCTATCCCTATTTGCAGGAACAGCCTATCTTATTATAGAATATGACTGGAGCCCATGGTGGTTTCTATTGACAGTATTGGTTATGGGAATGTATAAGCACAAAGATGACTGAGTTTTATGTTTACATGTACCTAAGGAAGGACGGTACACCATATTATGTGGGTAAAGGAAAAGGAAAGAGGGCATACGCAAAACGAAAAGGAGTAAAGCCACCACCTATCGGAGATAGAATAGTATTTCCTTACACCAATTTGACGGAAGAAGATGCATTTCAAAAGGAAATAGAATTAATAGCCAAATATGGTAGGAAGGATAACGGCACTGGAATATTAAGAAATCTTACCAATGGTGGTGAAGGCTCAAGTGGATATATACCAACACCAGAAGTTTTGAAGAAACTCCGAGCAAGAAAGCAGACCTCTGAGCATATAGAAAAAAGAAGATTAGCTAACACCGGTAAAAAACGCTCCAAAGAATATTGCGAGAGATCCAGTATGAGGCAAAAAGGTAAAGTATTTTCACCAGAACATAAAGAAAAAATAAGTAAAGCACATTTAGGTAAAGAAAGATCCTTAGAACATAGAGAAAATATAGGTAGAGTGCAACGAGGTAAAAAATTATCACCCGAAACCATAGAGAGAATGAGACAAGCACAACTAAAAAGATGGAAGATTAGATTGCAAACCAAAGCATTACAAGCACAAAATGCTGGATTAGATAATTTTCTGAGCGATTAACGCACCGCAACCGCACTAGCGAGAAATGAGCACCATAAAGACATGCCCGAAGTGTGGGATTACTCACAAAAAAAGAGGACCATTCTGCGGGTATTCCTGTGCCAATGCCCGTGAACAACCGCCTGAATTGCGTGAGGCCAAGAGTAAGAAACTAAAAGCATATCACCAATCGCCAGAGGGAATCGCAACGGCCTCAATGAGCCGAGACTTTATGCGGGCCATTAACAGAGAACGAGCCAATGACCGAAGCGGAGAATATACCCTACAAGACGAAGACTGGATGCTGGACATCCCGGTACCCCATGATGAAGAATACGGAGATACATATACCGATGGAAACGATATATGGAGATCCGAATGAAGACATTGAAACACACATGCGACAATTGCGAGGCCGCATTTAAGATAGTATACGACGGCGACCAAGCGCCAGATGATCCGACCTTTTGCCCATTCTGTAGCGAATACATAATGGAAGAGAGTGAGGATTCCGATGACTTGGACCTATAATAATGGTGAAGTGACTGATGAACTGATTGGCGATTCATACGGTTTTGTTTATATCATAACGAACTTGCAGAGCCAGCGCCGATACATTGGTCGCAAGTACTTAACTAAAGCAGCCTATAAAACGGTGAACGGCAAGCGAAAGAAGATCCGCAAAGCAAGCGATTGGGAGACATACTACGGCTCCAATAAGGTACTACTAGAAGATGTGAAGCGCCTTGGCGAAGTGAACTTTACTCGGGAGATTGTGCGGTTCTGCCGAAACAGGTCCGAGTGTGCATATTGGGAGACGCACCATATATTTGCGATGGGTGCTTTGCTGAGTGATTCATTCTATAATGAGTGGGTGACATGCCGAATATCAAAGCGAAATCTTGGTGCCCGTTAATCGTTTTACGTATAAAAGCGTTTTTTACCCTTTATAAATCAACAACTTGGCGGGTGTTTTTTCGTGTTTTTTGCGTTTATACACGGAGGAATAGGCACCTATGTACCTCCAGCTTAACCTTCAATTATAACACGTTTTCCCGCTTTTGTCAACACTTGACAGGATAATCTTTTTATGGTATAATTACTCTTTACGGAGAATTACCATGTTTAAAGACTTAGATGACGCCAAGCTAGCCGACTTGCTGGAAACTCTAGCGGACCTTTCCCTAGACGGAGAAACCTTCCAGATTTGCCATGCGGCTCTGCGCCTACAGACTGTCTTGATGGATCATTATCAGCCTGATTGAAGTTTACCAAAAATAACACTTGACAAGCCTTGTAGTACTTAAGTATAATGGGGCTGTGGGGCTTTCAGATACTTGATTATTTTAATCTGGTATTACTTGACATTAGTACCAGTCCTGTTATACTGTATACATGTTGAAAGTTATTGAGTTTATCGGAGTGTTCTGTGGCATACTAGGGTCGTTCCTAGTTGCAAGAGGATTCCTAGCAGTAGGGTTTTGTCTTTTTCTCGTTTCCTCTATAGCATTGTGCTATTCAGCCGTGAAACAAAGAAATTGGAACTTGACCCTCCTACAAAGTGCATTTTTGTTTTCAAACGTGCTTGGAGTTAGTAATTATGTTTTCGGAGTATAATATGTCCTCAGAAGTGAAACCTTTCGTTTTCGGATTTGTTTATGCACTAGCCCTGGCTGTGCTTGTCCTTGATTTGCTTGTTTGGAGAGCCCTATGAGCCGTTTGTCCGATATTGCTATTGATATCCAGTGTGCCCTGGAAGATGGTGAACTTTCGTTTGCAGAAATTGCCGCGATTTATGAAGTACCCATTACTTGGGTCATTGAAGTGGCCGAGTGGATTCACAATGATGAATTGAAAAAACTGCAAATGTAATACTTTTTCTGTACTTGACATATACCGAGTTTTCTGGTATAATAGAATACATGAAAAGCAGAAAACCAAGATCCGATAGAAATCATGTCCTGTACCGTGTCACCTGTGTGGATACCGGTGATTCATACATTGGTGTTACAGTAGCCAAAGGGCATGCGTTTGTAAGATCCGTCAAAGTCCGCTGGCAAAAGCATGTCAGCCGTGCTAAGTGTGAAGACAAGGCTTGGGCGTTTTGTGAGGCTCTCCGTAATCTGGCCGAATGTGAATGGCGTTATGAAGTGCTGGATGTGGTTCGTGGGCGTAAACCAGCGCACCAAAGTGAGCGAGCACTAATTGACCTGTTTGAACCAACTTTGAATACTTTTTAACTACAGCAAAAAAGTCAAGTATTCATTGACAAAGGTTGAAATCCTGGTATAATTAACCCATAGATTGAGAGAAAAGAAATGCCCGAAGTAGTAGAAACCGAAGAAGTTGCAGAAGTAGTCCCAGAAAATGAAATGTCGGACTACCAGTACATGATGAGTTGTCTTTACGATAACGATTGAAAAAGGAACAGAAAATGACAAACCTCCAGATTACTCTAGCCAACTTGCAAAGCGAGTACCAGCGGAATGCAGAAATTAACAAGTCCCTGCGAGTGCAGATCCAAGACTTGAAATTTCAGGTCGTAAAGGAAAAAGCGTTTGCTAAGGTCTTGCGTCAAAGCGCCAAGTCCCAAAAGATAGCGGCCCGTGAAGCTAAAAAAGCGGCTCGGATTGAAGCCTTGGAAAAGAAATTAATGGCGCTTAGAATGCGCTGAAGGAGTTTATTGTGAATGATTTTGTTTTTAGAGATTTTGTAACCGTTGCAGATATGATGGCCGCACTGTCCGCATTGCCGCCTGATGCAAAACTGGTGATGACCCATTCTGGTTATTACTGTTACAACGAGTTGGCCGAAGTGTGTCTGCCGGAAGCATACACCATGGATGACGCCGAAGGCGGTCTTTCCGAAGGCGAAGTAGTGTATCGGCTGGGCCATTCGCACCAGTCTTATTGATTGATTTCCTGATGCTAGGCAGGTCAAGGCCTAGCAGTCCTATCCCAAGGATCACCGATACTAGAATATCGGGCCGATGAGCATTGCAAGCCTTACCACGGGTGCCAATGGACGAGAATTTGGGAAGCAGTAGTTAGCAGTGGGAGACTTTGGTCGGCCCAGGTAAAACTGGGATTTCCTCTAATCCTTTTAATGAGTATTGAAATGAGTAAAGTTAAAAAAATTCCCGGTTTTGAGAATTATTCCGTGTCCTCCGAGGGTACGGTATCCTCTAGATTCCGAGAATTGAAACCTTCCACGTCCACTGGATATGCTAGTGTAACGATATCTAATGGTAAAGAAAAACGAAACTTGCAAATCCATCGTTTGGTGGCTAAACTTTTTATTCGGAATCCAAAAAATCTGGAGATTGTGAACCACATTGATGGCAATAAACTGAACAATGATGTATCCAATCTGGAATGGGTTGACCGCAAGGGTAATGCTCGGCACTATGAAAAAGAGTTAGCCCCAAAACTCCGAGCCGAGCGTAAAGCGAAAAAAGAAAATGATATGAAAGCTAGGTTGTCAATTGTGAATTTTTCGCATTCCGCTTGTACTAGCAATCCTGAGTTGTTTCACTCAATTTACAAGACGGTGATGGAGATTTAATAAGGAGAACAAAATGGAACGATATAAACAAGTGCTCCGTATCCAGCGGTTGCTCTTGGGCGAAGTAGACCACGAAGTCACGGTTAGGAATATCAATGGCAGATACCACTGCCGAGTTTTTACTAATGGTGAATTGAACCAAGAAGCCGTTTGCTATAGTAAGCGAAACATTGGTTACACTTGCCGCAGCCTTTTGCGTTGGGAAGATAAGTGTGGAAACCTGAGTGCTTTTGCTGGAGCCGCACGTAAACGGCTGAATACTTGACTGGAAAAACTGAGAACTTTTGTAATATATTGACAAATCTTGGATTCCTGGTATAATTAACCCATAGATTGAGAGAAAAGGAAAAAAGATGAATTACGGAATGTTCTCGGATGAAGGAAACCTTGCTGTTCATGGTATCGTGTTGTACCATAAAGCGGTTAAAAGCCCTTGGCTAGTTGTCTATCAAAACCTGTGTGACTTGGCTGCAAGCAACCGGGACATGTTTGGTGAAGCTACCGACACCGAAGTGCGTGATTGTGTGTATGGCGCTATTGGTGCTGATAAGCGCGGCGAGTGCTTCTATGTGTGAAGCCTTTAGAGGATATAAAGATATTCCTAGCCAGGTCGTGGCTAGTGACTTGAAATCCAAGGGTATCACTCAGTATAGTTGGTATCCTGCAAATGGATGCATTGGTGTTACATACGGAAATGTTAGTTGTTACTATTATGTCCGTGACGGTAAAATTGTGGATATTATTTTTGATTGAGGTTCTCCATGTCTAAATTGTACATTTTCACTCAGAATTACGAGAATTACGGCTCGGAGAATGATCCTTACTGGAAACCGAAGGGTGGTTCGGATTACTTTGTGTATGATTTTGATGGCGATGAGGCTACAACCATCATGCTGGTCCGTGACCAAATTGAGTGCGATAACCCGTTTTATCGGTCACAAATCGCTGGCTGGGAAGTAGTACCTAATAACTACCTTACAGAATTTGAGCAGAATCAACTGGACTACGAAGGAAGTATTCGTTTTCCAGCCCGTGTCATTTCCGCAACAAAGTAAAAAACCGCTTGACATTCTTACCAGGCCTGTTATACTATATTCATAGATTGATAGAAAAGTGAAGGAAAGAAAATGTTGTTAGTCCTCTTAGGTGTTTTTGTTGCTCTGGTTCTTACCGGAGTTGTTGTTGGTTCTTCCGTAACTTCTTTGGGATAAATCATGCGTACCAAGACAATCATAGAAGGTTTTAAGAATTCTCAGAAATTCCGTGTTATCTTCAAAGGTGACGGGTCTGAGAATGACATTGGTTTTTATATGACGGTCCAGCAAATGACGGAACAATTCGCCACTGTGATGGCGCGGTGCATTTGCTGGGAAGCGTTGATTCAGTTATCATACGAACGCCGTATGGCCGATGCTACACGGAAACCCATTCCTACGGGTCTTGGCACTACAATTCGTGGCAAGCAAGTGCAAGTAGATTTGGTCTAAGGAAATATCATGGACAAAGCGATACAGGAATTCTTAGCATCTGGCGGTAAAATTGTGAAGTGTAAACCACGTGCTCCGCGCAAGGGTGAAAAAACTTGGACGGCCAGTAAATACTCTATTGCCAACATTGGCGCTAAAGCTATGGCGACTGGATCACGTGGAATTAAAGCAACGAGGGATTATGTTTAATATTGAATACATTGAAGTGGATCAACCCGTGAAACATGCTCGGGAGATTGTGTCGGATTTGCTGGATTCTCGCTGGCTTGATTGTGGTGCCTTTGCTAATGTGTACCGCTTTGAAGATGAAATTCTCAAGGTTTTTGAGGATGACAAAGGCTACCTAGCGTACCTGGAAGCATTGTCTAAGCTGGAGAAGCCGAATTCCTATGCGCCCGTGATTAACTATGTCAAGGTGTTTACAAGCGGTAAAAAGTCGGTTGGACTTGTGTCCATGGAGCCGTTGATAGCCTGCAGTAAATTACGAGGCGACAAATACAAGGATTTTCGGAAGACTGTGGGTCAGATTAGCAATTATTTTGATGGTAGCAAAAAGTATGAAATTCCTGAGGAACTTGTAACATTGCGTAACCTTATCAAGGATGCGAAAAAAGTGACACGGCGGATTTGCTATGATATCCATACCGGTAATGTCATGTTGCGGGCGAACAACACTTTGGTCGTTACTGACCCTCTAGCATATTGACATGGTACTGGTTTTATCGTATAATTAAAGATATGAACAAGATTTTTATTTCCCGTAAGACGGAATTGCGACACGGTTATTTTGTGATTCCTTTTGTATGTTCCGACTTAGCCAATGTTGATACTGATTTATCGCATTTGGATAGGTCTGATTTAGATAATAGAAAACTTGCGGATGCATCGGTTAGGATCCGTGCAAAAATGCTAACCCTTGGTTATGAAGTTGAGGCTGTAAACTTCCGCAATATGAGTATTTCCGCTCGGTACCAAAGTTTTGTAGTATAATGATGAATGAACAAATAAAACAATTTATTGAACAGTCTCAAAAAGTTGTCGGATATACTGATGGCGGGTATACTGAAATCAAAGCATTAGACCCAGAAAAATTCGCCCTGTTGCTTGTTCGGGAATGTATTTGGGAAGTGGTCAAAGACAATGAAGTTCCACATAACATTCAAGTATTGATTGGTGAGAGATTTAAACAACATTTCGGAGTTGAAGAATGATGCACGGAATGAACAAACCGATTAAGAAACTTTGGAAAAAAGCTGGCGGATACTATGATAAGACCAATAAACAATACATCATTGATGATCCAGGAAAATTTGCAGATTTTATTATTTTAAAATGTTATGACATATGTGATGAATATCGTGAATTGGGTAGCGGTGAAACTTGTGCTGGTGAAATTATAATGTATTTTGGAGCAGAAGAATGAATGGCCGAATTCAAGAATTGGTCAAACAGGTCTATGGTTCACAAGCAACCGAACAAGAAATGAAGTTAGCCTATTTGATTATTCGGGAATGTAGAGATATTGTAGGTAAGACAAGGGACCAAGCGATTGAAGAAGAATGGAATGTGGATGAAGCCATGTCTACAGCAATGTTTGATATTGAAGATTATTTTGGAGTTAAATAATGGAAAACATTAAGGTATTTGTTGTCGTAAGAGATGAAGAATCAGAATCTTCTTCCGAAATTCTTGGTGTCTTTTCTAATAGAGTGGATGCACAAATGTATGTGTATGATGCTATTCATACCGAATTTGATATTGATGATGATATTCCTGATGAGGAATTGTTTGATGAAATCGCTGGGTCTGGTATTAACTTCACAATTGAAAGTCATTACTTGAGGTAAAATATGATTAGAATAATCCTAGCTTTTGTTATTGTTTTTGTATTGTTCTTTTTCGGTATTCAGTACCTACGGAATATGTCCGGGAAAGAATCGTGGAGTTTGATAAAACTCTTGACATATAGTGCGGTCTGTGCTATACTTACTTTCGGTAGTTTAGTTGCTCTTGTGGTACTTTTTTAAGGATATATGATGAAAAAATTTGCTCTTACTGGTTTGGTTGTTGCTTCAATTCTCGCAACGGGTTGTACCCGAATTGAGACTGGTGAAGTTGGTGTTCGTGTTGGCTTTGACAAACAAGTCCAGCAAGGTGAATTATTGCCCGGTTCTTTTAATCAAACCATGGTCGGTGATGTTCTTACATTCCCCATTAAAGATGTGAATGTTAAACTTGAGGACATGACACCTGTTGCTAAAGATAACAGTACCATGAAAGACTTGGATGCAGTGGTTATCTATAACATCAACCAGGCACAGGTTGCTGAATTGTACAGCCAAAAGAGTCAGGCATTCCATGCTCGACACAACGGCGACATTTATTTGATGTATAACTACATTGTCCAAACTACCCGTAACGCTATCTACAAGGAAGCACGAAAGTATGAGGCTCTAGATATGGCTGATAATCGCCAAGCGATGGAACAAGCTATCAAAGAACAAATTCAAAAGAGTTTGGCTGATGAAAAACTTGATGGTAGTTTGATTATTGGTCAAGTGTTGATTCGGAATATTTTACCTGCTGATTCGGTTGTTGCAAGTGCAAATGAGTTGGTTCGTGCTAAGAATGAATTGAAACAAAAAGAAGTTGAAGTTAAGACTGCTAAGATGGAAGCAGAACGTATGCAAGCATTGAGTAATCAAGGTGCTCAAAGTATCGCTTACATGCAAGCGCAGGCTATGATGAATATCTCAGAAGGTATCAAGAACGGCAAGGTGCAAACGATTGTTGTGCCAGCAAACTTCAATGCGCTGATGATGCAAAAATGAACGAACGAATTCAACAACTTGCTGAACAGGCTGGCTTTAAAAGCAATCCCGATATCTATGACCGCAATCAATCATTTGATATATCTAAGTTCGCCGAGTTGATTGTGCGGGAATGTGCTGAACAGATTATAGCAAAGGGAACAGATTGGGTTGATTTTGCTCCAAGTCAAACAGGCGTGAGACCGGAATATTGGGATATGGCTCAACAGATTAAACAACATTTCGGAGTTGAAGAATGAATGAACGAATTAAACTACTTGCTGAACAGGCTGGCTTTATTGATATAGGTAATAATCATACTGCTTATATGAATTTTGACCACGAAAAGTTTGCCGAGTTGATTGTTAAGGAATGTGGTGTGGCATTAAGTCCTATGTTGCGTGATATGGTTAGTAGAGGACAGGCTTTTGATTTGATTAAACGACATTTTGGAGTTGAAGAATGAAAGTTGTAATAAACGCTTGTCACGGTGGCTTCGGCTTGTCTGATGCAGCCTTTGAGAAATTCCTTGACCGTAAAGGTATAGCATGGGAAAAACAACCTCGTGGAGGTTATGGTTGGCATGAATATTATCATGCTGGGCACTTGGGTAAAGACGAACACTATTTGTATTCACGTACAATGACTGAGGATCGGTCTGATCCTGATTTGATTGCCGTGGTGGAAGAAATGGGTCAAGAGGCCAATGGTTTCTGTGCTGAATTGAAAGTGATAGAAATACCCGATGATGTGGAATGGGAAGTTGAAGAATATGATGGTCTTGAATGGATTGCTGAAAAACATAGAACCTGGAATTAATTAAAGGAGAACGATATGCCGAATTGGTGCGCTAATACACTTACACTTGAACATGAAGATCCTGCTATGATTGAGCGGGCGAAGACTGCATTTGCTGAAGGTAAATTTCTTAAGGAACTTGTACCCCCGCCAAGCAGAGAATGGGACTATAATTGGTGCGTAGAGAATTGGGGCACTAAATGGGACGTTGGTAGTGATGACGGTATCAATGAGTTTACTGATACCACTTTGGTACTTTATTTTGATAGTGCATGGGCACCTCCTTTAGCCGCTTATAAAGCTATGGAAGAATTAGGTTTTACTGTCCGTGGTATGTACTATGAGCCTGGCTTGTGTTTTGCTGGTATCTACGAGGACGGCTTTGATGATTACTATGAATATTCCAATTTGTCAAGTGAAGAAGTTGCGGCTATGATTCCAGATGAATTGGATGAAACTTTTAACATTAGCGAACAATTGGCTGACTGGGAAGAGGAGAATGAGGATGAGTGAAGGTTGGTTTGGTTTTATTTTCGGTATAATTACTGGTATTGTTTTGGTCGGAGCAATTCAACAATTCAATCCAGGGGCTGCGGTAAATGTTGTTGCAAAAGAGATGAATGAGTGTGAAAAGTCATTGCCACGGGACCAGAAGTGTGTTATAGTTGCTGTTCCTCCTTCTAAAGACTAAACTATGAGCCTTGATGTTGATTTGATTGTGACACAACCCGTATCAGTATTTGATGCGAATATCACACATAACCTTGGACTCATGGCTTCGGAAGTGAAATTATCCAATGGCATGACATTGTATGATGTGCTGTGGCGCCCTGATGAACAATACGGTTTGCTTTTTGCAAGAGATATTGCCGAATTGTTGGATGAAGGTTGGAATATTCTTCTATCTGATCCAGAACGTTTTCGTAAATTTAATCCTGCTAATGGTTGGGGTTCATATGATGGGCTGTGTAATTTTGTATATAAGTACAGGAATGCATGTTGGGATAATCCTGATGCTGAGTTGAGAATTTCAAGATGATTAAAGAAATAATCCATTGCGACAAGTGTAATTCGGATAATGTTATTCACGAACCTAAGCGCGGACCTGTGCAAGAGAATCGCCGCACAATGACAGAGGTGATTGAACAAAAAAAATACAATATGGTTAATGCTGTTTATAATTATCAACACTGGATTCTTCTGTGCAAAGATTGCGGGCACCGTTTGGAGTATTACGTATGAATGAGCGAAGTAAGAAACTGGCTGACCAAGCCCAGTATTATGCTGAGTATACTACACCACAAGGCTTGGAGTGGTTGCCTGCGTTTAAAGAAAGATTCTTCAAGGTGATGACAAAAGAATTCATTGGCTTACTTGAATATGAGATTGCTATGTTGGAGAAATATAAATCCACATCATGCAATGAATCTGACCGCAGATGGCATGAAGGTAAGATTGTGCATTTTCGCCGAATGATAGATAAGACTAAAGACCACTTCGGAGTTGAATGATGTACCAACTAATTTTAATATCATTGTTAGTCACCAATGGTAAGTTGGAAATGCATCAAACCAAACTGGATACATTCTACACCGCAAAAGAATGTGAACAATTTAAGATTGTGCTGGAGAATAAAACTCTGTTGAAATTAAACTCCAATACAACCAATGCAATTATTGTTTTTGAATGTCGGAGAGAAGTATGAGTACTGTTGGAAATTTTAAGATGTTCAAGTGGGTACCTGATGGCACTTATGACTACAGTGGATATCTTGTGAGGTATGTTATTGTTAATTGTAATCCTGTGACTACGATTGCAAAAGAATGGTTAGATAGAGGCGGACCAGATGATGTATCGGTTGAATTGAAACGACCGTGGGGATCCTTTCCTGATTTTCCACCCAAGTGAGGTTTATATGAAAGAAGAATTAGATAAATTGCTCTGCGAGAGATATCCAAAGATGTTTGTTAATCGTGACAAGTCAATGCAAGAAACGGCTATGTGTTGGGGCTTTGAATGTGGTAGTGGTTGGTTTGAATTGATTAATGCGCTTTGTGCTACCATTCAAAACTACATTGACAACAATTCACGACCGGGGAAAGAAATTCCTCAAGTGACTGTGGATCAAGTAAAAGAGAAATATGGTACTTTGCGTTTCTATGCTTCTGGCGGGGATAGATTGACAGATGGCATGATTTGGTTTGCTGAGAGTATGAGTGCCCACACTTGCGAAACTTGCGGGCATCCTGGCAAATGGCGAGGTGTCGGTTGGTTCTATACATCGTGTGATGAACATGCCAAGGATGGCGAATAATTTTTTTAATGGAGTTTTTATGACTTATGAAGATGTAATTGAGACCCTTGCTTTGCGGGCTGCTAATCGGTTCATTCACCGTATGCCTGCGCCGTGGTTGATGAATGATGAAGATGTGATTTATGCGAAAGCATTTGGGCATGATGTTGATGCGGTTCATTTCGGCGTGACTTCATTGTTCCAAGATGCGGTAAGATATCTCGGCAGTAATAAATGAGTTTGATTTTTCCTTTTATTTTTGTAGCGTGGTCTGGCTGGCGATTGATTCATCTAGATTACACTAAACATCCGAAATGGTATTATTTGCTAGATGGCTTGGTTTTCTCATTTAATCTAAGTGTAATACTTTTGAATCTATTTCCTTGATGTTGTAATTCTGCAACAAAGCACTTGACATGGTACCTAATCCTGCTATACTATACCTATAGATTGATAAAGGAACGAAATGTCTACAGCGATTCAAATCTCCCGTGAAGTCCAGATGTACGGCTCACCAAAAGCCCAAATCATGGAATCAATTGAGCGGTCAATTACTTTTAAATTCTCAGGTATGGGAATGATTATCTGTGGTTACATGTCCGACATTCAGGAAATGAATGAACGAAATCAAAACGGCATCTACACTGAGCAAATTCGGCAAACCTTGAATATTTGCAAAATGCTTATGATGGACACCGAATTGGGTTTCAAAAATATTTAATTGGAGTAAAAAAATGGGAACACGTTGTTTGACTTATGTTTATGAGGTTAATGAGCCTATCGTTTGTTTGTATCGCCAGTTTGATGGTTATCCATCTGGTCATGGTGCAGAGTTAGGCGATTTTCTAAAAGGTATTCAGTTAGGAAATGGTATTGCCGGCAAACCTGAAATGGGTACATTTGCAAACGGCATGGGTTGCCTAGCCGCACAATTAATTGCACACTTCAAAAAATCCGTCGGTGGTTTTTATATCCATGCGATAACGGATTCTGGTGGTGTGGATTATGAGTACCATGTTTATGCCAATAAAGTTGTGGTAAAAGATTCCGATGAAGAAGTTGTTTTTTCAGGGTCACAGAATGACTTTGTTGAATATTGCAAAGCGGAATAATGCGTAAACGTGACATTGCCTACCTTGTGAATAATCATATAATGAATGATATGTTATTTGCTATGCTGGGTAGTGATGAATTGGTCCAGCTTTGGTGGGAAACGCCAAATAAAGCGTTTGATATGAAGTGCCCAAAAGATGTTGAAGAACAAAAGGTTTACCAATACTTGGGCGCACATTGTTTTGGTTTTTAAGGAAATAAAATGGCTTACGTAGAAGTTGAAGTGGACTTGAGTGATTTTGATACCGATGAATTGTTAGAAGAATTGGAATTGCGAGGAACAGAAAGT